CACCGTGAAGTCGGTCATGTCAACTCCTCCGGCTTTCTTGCGCGCGCCATGCCAAGTATTTGGACATGGTGAAAATCATGCGGTCCGACTCAGCCAGCACTGCGGACGGCGCTAGGCCGTACTCGTAAGCCAGATGGACGATCAGCCAGTGGGCGTTGTCGTCCCCTCCAAAGGGACGATCTTGCCCTGACCGATCTCGACGTTCTCTACCTTGTCCAGCCAGGTGTCGAAGTCGTCGGCCGTGCGGGCGGTGCGATGCAGCGAATGCCACGCGAGCCAGCAGGCGTCGGTGAGGCGGAAGTCGTCGGCGAGGCGGGCGATGGAGCGGTCGTGTGCCTGCTCGAAGGCCACCTGGTCGGCGACGGAGGCCGTAGCCTCCGCCGCCGTGCCGTCGACGTAGGTGATGGTGAACTGGATGCGCAAGGTGGTCTCCTACTTAGACGAAGGTGCCAGCGGTGGACTTGGTGATCTCGCCAACGGCGGGCCACGTTACGTCGAACGTGGTGAGGTCGCCGACCTGGCCGTTGACCGGGGTCTGCTGCGAGCAGAGCACGGGGATGGTGAACAGGGGAGCGGTCGCCGTCGCGGTGCCCTGCGTGGTGCTGGTGCCCGCGAGGATGGTCACGGTGGTCGTACCACCGAACACATTGGCCAGGGTAGCGTTGACGCTTGAGGCGTCGTAGTCCTGGTGCAGGCTGATGGTGACTGAGGCGTCCTTGAGCCCAGCAATGCGGCTACGCGCTGCCTGCCCAAAGGCGGTTGTCTCAATTTCGTCAACGGTCTCGGTGACCTCAACGCTTGCGATGTGATCGGTGAGCTCGGTGCTGCCGACCTTCACCCGGATGTTCTTGCCGATGAACTTTGCCATTCTGGTTACTCCTTAGCCGGCGGCAATGACGGTGACCGAGAACTCGGCCGTGTGGTAAGTGACGTCCCCAATGGCAAGCGAGCCCTGGTTAGTCATTTCTGTGACTCGGCAATCCAAGGCTTTGCCCCCTAGGGAGCGGTCACCTTCAATTGCCGCCTTCACCGACGCGCTACCACTAGAGGCGCAGTAGGCGTCGAGGTTGGTCTGCGATGCCCGGTCGGCCACGCGGCCGACGATGAGCATGATCGTGAACTGATACTCGTCCGACCCGCGCCCGAAGGCGGTGTCGTACTGGATGCGCCCCGGCATGACCACAGCGACGGGCGGCTGCGGGTTGTCGGGAATGTAGGCCGAGGACCGCAGGCCGCTGATGGTGGCGAGCCTGTTGGCGAGCCCGGTGCGTAGGTCGGTGAGCGCGGTCATGCGACACCGTTGACGCGGCGGTAGCCCTCGACCAGCTGCACGACGTCAGGGTCAAGGCCGCGGCTCACCCGCATAATTCCCATGTCGCCGAAGCCCGCCACGCCGAGGGGACTCTGCAAGCGGCTGAAGATCCTTGACGACTGCAAGATGGTGGCCTGGGTGACCGTGACCGGGATGTTGGGCCATCCGAAGACCGCGGTCACCTTGATCGAATTCTCCGGGCCAGTCGGGAACGAGTAGTCGCCGATGGCCCGGATGCGGGTGTAGGGCCAGACCACGCCGCCCAGGTAGTCGTTGATCGGCTCTGGCTGGGCATCGCCCTGCCCGCCTGCCGTGCCAATCGTCCAGGTCGTGTCGTACACGCCATCCAGGCCCGTGGACGTCTGCACCTGGGAGATGGAGCGGGCGTCGTCAATCTGCACAACGTAGGGGTTCTCGGTGGAGTAGTAGCGGGTGACGGTGCCGGCGTTGATGAAGTTCCTGCCGCAGTAGGCGTCGATGAGGCGCGAGGCGGACTCAACAGCCATCTCGAGGAGGGCGTCGTCGGTGGCGTCGCCGGAGGCGATGCGCAGCGCAGACTTGATCTGCGCCAGGGTTGCGTAGCCGTTGCTAATCGCCACGGTCAGCCTCCGATTTCGTAATGCTTCCGCATCCAGTCGACGGTCAGGGGAAGTCCCTGAGCGAGCCTTGTGCGCGGGTTGTGGTGCAGCAGTGCCTTGGCCTTGGAGATGTCAGGCTTCTTGCTCGTCACGTTGTGCTTGTCCAGCGGAAGTCGGTTGACGAGGGAAGGGTGGGCGCCAGTGACCTCAAGCAGCATGTTTGCCATGTCCTCCACACTGACGTACTCGTCGCCGCCGACGTTCACGGTCTCGCCTGGGGCGAAGCTCGTGGCGGCGTTGGCGAGCGTCACGATGAAGTCGCCCTGGTACATGAAAACCCGGTGATAGTTCTCATACACCGTGATGGGCTTCCCCGTCAGTAGCCGGTAAGCGAAGAGGCAGACGACCGAGCGGTAATCGTGATAACGCTCGCCGGGGCCGTAAGCGTTGAAGAACCGCAGCGTCATGGTCTTGGTGCCGTAGCGGTCCGCGAAGTTGCGGATCTGCTCCTCGTTGACCCGCTTGCTGATTGCGTAGTCGTTGGTGAGGCGCGGCTGCGGGTTGTTGAGGAGGTAGCGCTCGTCGATGGCTTCGGCGTCGGCCTCACCGTAAACCTCGGAGGAGGAGGCGAAGACGTGGCGGAACCCGCGCTCACGCTGGAGCTCGAGGACGTTGCGGGTGCCGATGGCGTTGGTTTCCCAAACTTTCTCGTAGAACTCTTCCCCGTTTAGTCTGCCGAACTCAGCGGCCAGGTGGTAGACCAGGTCGAAGTCGCCGACGCGGTCAAACGCGGCGCGCATCTGCCGATAGTCGGCGACGTCGGCGCGCACGGTCTGGGGCTGGCCGGTGTGCTGGAGCTCGATGCCCCAGACGTCGTGGCCGCGTTCCCGCAGCTCGGCGACCAGGGGGGCGCCCAACGTGCCGGCGGAGCCGGTGACAACGATTTTCATGCTGTTTCCTCCACAATTCGCCAGAACCGCTCGGGTTGCTGGGCGAGGACTGCCGCAGGGTCGCCGGGCTCTAGCCGCCCGACGAGGGAGTTGGTGACGATGTCGCAGCCAGCGAGGGTGGCCTCAATGACGACGAGGGGGCAGGCGTCCCGCTCCTTGGGGAGGTGGACGAAGTATTTGGCGCGGGCCATGTGGTCAAGGACGACCTCGTGCGGGGCGTTCTCCAGCTCGACGAGTTCTAGGCCTTGGCGCTGCGCCCAGATACGGGCGTTGAGTTTTCCCTTGGCCGGGTGCCTCCTGCCCGCGAACAAGGCAAAAGGTTCCTTATGCGCAGGGGCGACGCAGTCCGGGGGAACGGGGGAGTGGATGTAGGCGTCGGCCCGGCCGGTCCATTCCGCTTCCCAAGCTTTGTGCGCTCGGCTCATGGTGAGGAACCGGGAAGCACGCCGGAATAACTCGGCCTTGGCGGGGGTGCGGTGCTGGGCGTGCTGCACCCAGACGATGGGCCTGAGAGCCGCTAGGAAATTCATAGAGGCTTCGGAGAGTTTGTCGGTGCCTCCGACTACTACCCGGTCAAACCAGCCGTCTGCGGCGCTCTCAGCCTCGTCCGGCTCGATGTACATGACCTCGACACCAGCCGGCGCCGCCGAAACCATGTAGTCGGTGTTCCGTTCCGCCCCGCCCGCATACTTCCCAGGCAGTAAGGCCTCGTGCCTTTCCTCAACCCTAGGGATGTGGTGCGTCACCCAAGCGACCCTCATGGCGCGAGGAGGACGTCGAGCGCTAGCCGCCAATACCTGTCAAACACAACGTCGGCGTCATAGTTGGCGGCGAAGTTGATGGCCTGCTGGGAGCGGCCCCGGCCACGCGCGTAGGCAGCCTCAAGGTTGTCGACGATGCTCGGCACCAAGGGCGTAAAGAACCAGCAGCCTTGAGGAGCGTCCCAGGCGGGCTGCACGTCGCAGAGCCAGCCGTCGCCAACGAGCTCGGGCTGCGCGGTGGCGTTGGACACGATGACCGGGGTGCCGCAAGCCTGGGCCTCAACGGCGGGGATGCCGAAGCCTTCGCCTCGGCTGGGCTGAAGCAGCACGTCCATGCCGGTGTAAATACTGGCAAGGGCTTCCTTCGGGATGCCCATCCGATAGGAGTACGAATCAGCGAAGGCGACCCGGTCCATCGGCACGCCCGTCGCGGCCAAGAGCGCCCGCAAATCAAGGCCGGACATGGCCGGGCTGGGCTCAGTGTGCAGGTAGAGCCAGACGTCGTTGTGCTTCTGCATCACCATCGCGGCGGCGAGGAATGACTCGGCGAAGGACTTGCGATCCACCTGCCCCTTGTTTGCCGACACCATGCCGATAACGAAGGCGTCCTCGGGGATGCCCATCCATGTGCGGGCGGGCACTTGGCCGTCACTGCCCTGGATCAGATCCGTCGGCTTGAAGACCTTGGTGTCGATGGCGTGCGGGACGTACAGCGCCTCAACGTCGTGGCGCTCAATCGCATCAAGCCCAAACTGCGACATGGCAATCGGCGTCACGTTGGGGCGCTTGAGCCACTCGATGACTGGGGCCGGTGCGGGGAAGTGGTCAATCGGCACCCAGGATGCGACGCGGTCGAGCACGTCCCAGCCAGCGCCCTTGAAAACCCAGCAGTCGAAAAGAGTGATGACGAGGGCCTGCTGCCCAGTGGGTCGGCCCCAGTCCATCGCATAGGCGGGGATGACGTCGTTGGAGTAGACGTCGAGGCCGCGGGGGTAGACCGGCAGGCCTTCCCACTCCATCGTTGAGCCCTCGAGCCCGTAGTTGGAGGCGATGGCTACTTGGTGGCCGGCGGCTTTGATTCGCCGGGTGGCTTGCTGGGTTTGCTCGCCGTAGCCCGTGGCCGTCCAGGGCGCGTTGCTGGCCCAGAGGATTCTTCGTGCAGCAGTCCCAGCCGGAGCAGTTGCTCCCTTTCGGGCGGCGGCACGTCGAGCGGGATTCCCGCTGCGTGAATTGTTGCGAGTGTTTGAGGCTTTCGTGGCATGGGCCACCGTTTCTCCTAGGTGTGCGCAGGGGGTGTGGATGGCCCCGCCCCCCTG